ACGGGCTCAGGGATCTGAGGGCGGGCAAGCACCGCCCCGATCTGGCCAAGGACCTTGCGGGGCTGACGAAGGAATACAGGCAGAGCTTGCAATCGGTTCTGAACGAGAGGGCGGCCATTGACAAACTACGCCGAGAGATTGCCGGCCGGAGCGCCGGCGACAGCGGCCCCGGCGGCGGGGCCAGAGAGCTTGATTTCGGCGCGGCGCGCGATGAAATCGGGCGCAGGCTGGCTTGCCTCCGCGCCGCCGGAGGTGGTGGATGACTTCCTCAGGGGGCTGAGCGACGGGGCGCTGCTGGCGCTGCCGTGGCTCTTCGAGTTCTGGGCGCTGCCGCACCAGTTGCCCCCCGAGGGGGCCTGGAAGACCTGGATCATCATGGGCGGGCGGGGTGCGGGCAAGACGCGTGCCGGGGCCGAATGGGTGCGCGCCGAGGTCGAGGGGGCGGGCCCGAAGGATCCGGGCCGGTCGCGGCGGGTGGCGCTGGTGGGCGAGACGCTCGATCAGGTGCGGGAGGTGATGGTCTTTGGCGAAAGCGGGATCATCGCCTGTTCGCCGCCCGACCGGCGGCCGGAATGGGAGGCGGGGCGGCGGCGGCTCGTCTGGCCGAACGGGGCGGTGGCGCAGACCTTTTCGGCGCATGACCCCGACAGCCTGCGCGGGCCGCAGTTCGATGCGGCCTGGGCCGACGAGATCGCGAAATGGCCCAACGCCGAGGAGAGCTGGGACATGCTGCAGTTCGCGCTGCGGCTCGGAAGCTATCCGGTGCTGATCGCCGAGGACATGCCCGACATCGGCGCCAATGCCTATGCGGTGGCCTTTGGCGATTTCCGCGCGGGCTACACCATTGCCGAGCGCCCGGACCTGCGCGTGCTGCGCGATCCGTTCTCGGCCAAGCCGCATGTGCTGTTCTATGCGACCAAGCGCGTCGGCGGCGACGTGAGCGACTTTGCCGCGATCAAGCTGCTGAAGTTCGCGACGAGCTGATCGCGACGGTCTTGCGCCCGTGCCCCTGGCATCGGGCGCAAGGGCGGGCGCGCGCCGGAACCGGGGCGTCGTCTAGCTGCTCCACCTCCGGACGAGCGGCGTCGGAGCGCGCGCCCGCACCCATTTCATCCTGCGGAGAGAGGCGATGAGACTGACCGAACGGACGCCGGTCCCCGACGCGGCGCTGCCCATCGAGGCGATGACGGCGCATCTGCGGCTGGGCTCGGGCTTTGGCGACGAGGGGCTGCAGGACGGGCTGATCGCGGGATATCTGCGCGCGGCCCTCGCGGCGATCGAGGGGCGCACGGGCAAGGCCCTGATCGCGCGGGGGTTCCGGCTGGAGCTTGAGGGCTGGCGCGACGCGGGCGGGCAGACCCTGCCGGTCGCGCCGGTCGGGCGGATCGAGGCGGTGCGGATCGTCGATGCGGCGGGGGGGGCGGTGATGGTCGATCCGGCGCGGCTGCGCCTCGTGACCGATCCGCACCGGCCGCGGCTGGTGCCGGCGGGGACGGCGCTGCCGGCCGTGCCGACGGGCGGGCGGGCCGAGATCGACTTCGAGGCCGGGTTCGGTGCCGCCTGGGAGGCGGTGCCGCCCGATCTGCGTCAGGCGGTGCTGATGCTTGGCGCGCATTTCCACGAGTTTCGCCACGAGGCGGGGATCGAGCAGGGTGCCGCACCCTTCGGGGTGGCGGCGCTGATCGAGCGGTGGCGCAACGTGCGCGTGCTGGGCGGGGGGGCGCGATGAGGGCGCGGCGGCTCAACCGTCGGCTGGTGCTCGAGGCGGCGGCGCGGGTGCCGGACGGGGCGGGCGGCTATGCCGAGCGCTGGGAGGCGCGCGGGACGCTCTGGGCCGAGGTGGCCGCGGGCGCGGGGCGCGAGGTCGGGGTGGACCTGATCGCGCGCGAGCGTGTTTCGCTGCGGATCATGGTGCGGGGGGCGCCGGTCGGGGCGCCGTCGCGGCCCGTGGCGGGGCAGCGGTTTCGCGAGGGGGCGCGGATCTATCCGATCCTCGCGGTCGCCGAGGCCGACCCGGAGGGGCGGTATCTGGTCTGCCACGCGGAGGAAGGGGGCCGGGGATGAGCTATGCGGCGGCGGCGGCGGTGCAGGCCGCGATCTATGGCCGGCTTCGGGCCGATGCGGCGCTGGGCGCGCTGGTCGGCGAGGCGATCTTTGACGCGGTGCCGCCGGGGGCGCCGCCCGAGCTTTATGTCGTGCTGGGGCCCGAGGTCGTGCTCGATGCCTCGGACGCGAGCGGGCGGGGCGCGGAGCACCGGCTGACGGTGAGCGTCGTGAGCACGACGGGCTTTGCCCCGGCCAAGGCGGCGGCGGCGGCGGTGTCGGATGCGCTCGAGGGTGCGGAGATGGCGCTCGGGCGCGGGCGGCTCGTGGGGATCTGGTTCCGGCGGGCCGAGGCGCGGCGGCGCGAGCAGGGCACGATGCGGCGGATCGATCTGTCGTTTCGCGCGCGGGTCGAGATCTGAGGCGGCCGGGCGGGGCCCGGCGCGCCAGTTTCGGAAAGGATGGACAGCATGGCGATTCAGCGCGGCAAGGACGTGCTCTTGAAGATCGACGTCTCGGGCGAGGGGCAGTTCGAGACGGTGGCGGGCCTTCGGGCGACGCGGATCAGTTTCAACGCCGAGACGGTCGAGGTGACGAGCCTCGAGAGCCCGGGGGGGTGGCGCGAGCTCTTGTCCGGGGCGGGGGTGCGGTCGGCGTCGATCTCGGGCTCGGGCGTCTTTCGCGACGCGAGCAGCGACGAGCGGGCGCGGCAGATCTTTTTCGACGGCGAGGTGGCGCGGTTCCAGCTGGTGATCCCGGCGTTCGGGATCGTCGAGGGGCCGTTCCAGATCACCGCGCTCGAATACGGCGGGCGGCACGATGGCGAGGCGACCTATGAGGTCGGCCTCGCCTCGGCCGGGGCGCTCGGGTTGCCTCGGGCTGATCCGCGGGGTGTGGCGCGCGGCGATCGGGCCCGAACCCGAGGCGGTGCCGCCCTATACGCGCGACTGGGCCGAGCCCGCGGGCGAGGAGGTGCTGCTTGCGGCCGGGGGGCGCTGGCTCTGGCCGCGGGGCGAGGGTGCCACGGAGGCGGGCGACATCCTCGTCTTTCGCATGAAGGCCGGGGGGATCGCCAAGCATCTGGGCATCGCGGCCGAGACCGGGGCGGGGGCGAGTTTCATCCATGCCTACAGCGGGCATGCGGTGGTCGAGAGCCCGCTGTCGGAGCCGTGGCGGCGGCGGATCGCGGCGCGCTTCGTCTTTCCATTGGACTGAACATTTCAGCGGCGCTGAACATTTCGGGGGGCCGGCATGGCAACCATACTTCTGTCGGCCGTCGGCGCCTCGGTCGGGGCGAGTTTCGGCGGCACGGTCCTTGGCCTGACCGGGGCGACCATCGGGCGGGCGATCGGGGCGACGATCGGGCAGGCCATCGACCAGCGGCTGCTCGGCGTCGGGTCGCGCGCGGTCGAGACGGGGCGGATCGACCGGCTGCGGATCACGGGCGCGGGCGAGGGCACGGCGATCGCGCGCGTCTGGGGTCGGGTGCGGCTGGGCGGGCATGTGATCTGGGCGTCGCGCTTTCTCGAGCGGGTGACGCAGACGGGCGGGGGCGGCAAGGGCGGGGGGCCGTCCGGGCCCGACGTCACCGCCTATTCCTATTCGGTGAGCGTGGCGATCGCGCTCTGCGAGGGCGAGATCGCGCGGGTCGGGCGGATCTGGGCGGACGGGCGGGAACTGGCGCGCGGGGCCATCAACCTGCGGGTCTATCGCGGGACCGAGGACCAGTTGCCCGACCCCAAGATCGAGGCGATCGAGGGGGCGGGGAACGCGCCGGCCTATCGGGGTCTTGCCTATGTGGTGATCGAGGACCTCGACCTTGCGCCCTTCGGCAACCGGGTGCCGGTGTTTTCATTCGAGGTGGTGCGCTTTGCCGCCCGCGATCCGTCGGTGGTGGCGAGCGATCTGGCCCATGCGGTGCGGGCGGTCGCGCTGATCCCGGGGACGGGGGAATACGGGCTGGCGACGACGGCGCTGCACCAGGATCTGGGCGCGGGGGTGGTGCGGTCGGTCAATGTGAACTCGGCCTCGGGGATCAGCGATTTCGCGACCGCGCTCGTGCAACTGACCGAGGAGGCGCCGCGCTGCGGCGCGGTCTCGCTTGTCGTTTCCTGGTTCGGGGACGATCTGCGGGCGGGGGTCTGCGAGGTGCGCCCCAAGGTCGAGAACGCGGGGCCCGACGCGGTCGGCGCGCGCTGGCGGGCGGGGGGCATCGGGCGGGGCGAGGCGGGGGTGATCGCGCGGCTGGGCGGGCGGCCCGTCTATGGCGGGACGCCTTCGGATGCGTCCGTGATCGAGGCGATCCGGGCGCTGCGGGCGGCCGGGCAGGCGGTGATGTTCTATCCCTTCGTGCTGATGGAGCAGCTTGCGGGGAACGGGCGCGAGGATCCCTATACGGGGGCGGCCGACCAGCCGGTGCTGCCCTGGCGGGGGCGGATCACGACCGCGATCGCGCCGGGGCGGGCGGGGACGACGGACCGCAGCGCGGCGGCCGAGGCGGAGGTCGCGGCATTCTTCGGCACGACCGGGCCCGGCGACATCGCGGCGGTCGGGGGCGAGATCCGCCACGCGGGGCCGGCCGAATGGCGCTATCGCCGCTTCATCCTGCATTACGCGCATCTCTGTGCGCTGGCCGGGGGGGTCGATGCGTTCTGCGTCGGGTCGGAGTTGCGCGGGCTGACCGCGATCCGGGGCGCGGGCGACAGCTTTCCGGCGGTCGCGGAACTCCGGCGGCTGGTGGCAGAGGTGCGCGCGATCCTCGGGCCGGGGGTGAAGATTTCCTATGCGGCGGACTGGTCGGAGTATTTCGGGCATGTCGATGCCGAGGGGAACCGGTATTTCCACCTCGACCCGCTGTGGTCGGATCCGGATGTCGATTTCGTCGGCATCGACAATTACATGCCGCTGTCGGACTGGCGCGACGGCGAGGACCATGCCGATGCGCGCGCGGGCGTGCGGTCGATCCACGAACTGGGCTATCTCAAGTCCGGGATCGAGGGCGGCGAGGGGTTCGACTGGTACTACCCCGACGAGGTGCTGCGCGCGGCACAGACGCGCCTGCCCATCACCGACGGCGCCCATGGCGAGCCCTGGATCTGGCGGTGGAAGGACATCCGCAGCTGGTGGGAGAACCGCCACCACGAGCGGCGGGGCGGCATCCGTGCCGAGGTGCCGACGGGCTGGGTGCCGCGATCAAAGCCCATCTGGTTCACCGAGATCGGTTGCCCCGCCGTCGACAAGGGGACGAACCAGCCCAACAAGTTCGTCGATCCGAAATCCTCGGAATCGCAGCTGCCCTGGTATTCGGGCGGGCAGCGCGACGACACGATCCAGATGCAGTATCTGCGCGCTCTGGCCGAATACTGGGACGATCCGGCGCGCAACCCCGTCTCGGGCGTCTATGGCGGGCCGATGGTCGAGACATCGCGCGCCTTCGTCTGGGCCTGGGACGCGCGGCCCTTTCCGCAGTTTCCGGCCAACGGGGATCTGTGGGGCGACGGCGGGAACTATGCGCTGGGGCACTGGATCTCGGGGCGGATGACGAACCAGCCGCTGGCGGCGGTGGTGGCCGAGATCTGCGCCGAGGCGGGCGTGCGGGAGATCGATGTCTCGGGCGTCCATGGCGTCGTGCGGGGGTTCCAGCGCAGCGAGGTGGGGACGGCGCGCGCGGCGCTGCAATCGCTGATGCTCGCGCATGGGTTCGAGGCGCGCGCGCGCGACGGCCTCATCCGCTTCGCGATGCGCGACGGGCGGCTCGATGCCCGCCTGACCGAGGACGACATGGCCGCGCACCCCGATTTCGCGGGCCCCTGGGAGCGCGTGCTGAGCCCCGAGGCCGAGACGGCGGGGCGGGTCCGGATCGGCTTTGTCGAGGCCGAGGGGGATTTCGAGACCGGAATCGAGGAGACGGTCTTTGCCGACGACACCTCGGACGCGGTGGCGCAGACCGATCTGCCGATGGTGCTGACGCGGGGCGAGGCGCTCGGGATCTCGGCGCGCTGGCTGGCCGAGGCGCGGGTCGCGCGCGCGGGGGCGCGGCTGGCGCTGCCGCCGTCGCGGCGCGATCTCGGGCCGGGGGATGTGGTGGCGCTCGGGTCCGAGGCGGCGCGCTATCGGATCGACCGGGTGGAGCGGGGGGCGGCGCAGCTGATCGAGGCGGTGCGGATCGAGCCCGGCCTCTATCGCGCGCCCCGCACGCCCGACCTGCGCGCCCGCGTCAGCCCTGCGGCGGCCGCGCTGCCGGTCCATGCCGTGTTCATGGACCTGCCGATCCTGACCGGGCGCGAGGATCCGGTCGCGCCGCATCTGGCCGTCACCGCCCTGCCCTGGCAGGGCGATGTCGCGCTGTGGGAGAGCGAGAGCGATCAGGGCTATCGGCTGAACGGGCTGTGGTCGGCGCCGGCGACGGTCGGGGTGACGCTGGGCGATCTGGCCGCGGCGCGGCCCGGCATCTGGGATCGGGGCCCGGCGCTGCGGGTGCGGCTCGGGCGCGGGACGCTCGCCTCGGCGGCGGAGGCCGCGGTGCTGACGGGGGCGAACGCGCTGGCGATCGGTGATGGCGGCGCGGGCCTTTGGGAGGTCTTGCAGTTTCGCGACGCGGTTCCTGTCGCGGTGGGGGTTTGGGAGATCTCGATGCGGCTGCGGGGGCAGGCGGGGACGGACGGGGTGATGCCGCCCGTCTGGCCCGCGGGCAGCACGGTCGTGCTGCTCGATGGCGCAGCGCGCCAGATCGCCTTCGCCTCGGCCGAGCGGGGGCTGGCGCGGAACTATCGCATCGGGGTCGCGGCGCGCGGGATCGACGACCAGAGCACGATCCGCCGGATCGAGAGCTTTGCCGGCGTCGGGCTTCGGCCCTACGCGCCGGCCCATCTGCGCGTGATGCGCGCGGGCGAGGCGCTGCAGTTCGGCTGGATCCGGCGCACGCGCATCGACGGCGACGGCTGGGCGGCCGAGGAGGTGCCGCTTGGCGAGGCCGCCGAGGCCTATCGGCTGCGCGTGATGAAGGACGGCGCGATCTTGCGCCAGGAGACGGTCGCCACCCCCGCCTGGTCCTATCCGGCCGCGACGCGCGCGGCGGACGGGGCGGCGGGGCGGTGGCGGTTCGAGGTTGCCCAGATGTCCGACCGGTTCGGGCCCGGTCCGTTTACGGGGATTGCGATCGATGACTGAGACAGCACGACTGGGGCTGCCGCTCCTGCAGGCGGCGCAGGCGCAGAAGCATGTGACGGCGAACGAGGCGTTCGGGATCCTCGACGCCCTCGTTCAGGCGGTGGTGCGGGGTGAGGGGGGGGTGGCGCCCGAGGGGGCTTCGGAGGGGGAGGCCTGGGTTGTGGCCGCGGGGGCGGCGGGGCCCTGGGCGGGGTGGGAGGGGGACATCGCGCTCTGGCGGGCGGGGGGCTGGCAGCGGATCGCGGCGGCCGAGGGCTGGCGGGTCTGGAGCCTTGCGGCGGGGACGCTGATCGTGCGGCGGGGCGGGGCCTGGGTGGGGCTCGGCAGCACGCTCGACGTGCTGACGCTCGAGGCGCTCGGGACGGGGGCGGTCGGGGCGCTGGGCGTCGGGGCGGCGGCCGATGCCGTGAACGGCCTCGTCTTTCGCGGGACCAACGCGCTCCTGCACTCGCCCGGCTCGATCGACCTCGCGCTCAACCGCGGGTCGGCGGGGGCGGAGGCAAGCCTCAGCTTCAAGACGGGCTATGCGCCCGACGCGATCCTGGGCGTTGCGGGGTCGGGGGATCTGACGCTGAAGGCGGGGCCGGGTTTCGTCGAGGCGCTGCGCGTCGACCGGCGGAGCGGGCGCGTCGCGCTGGGGCGGCTGCGCGCGGGGCTCTGGCCCGATGCGGTGGCGCGCAACCGGGTGCTCGGCCGGGGCTGGAGCGCGGTCGCGGGGCTTGGCGCGGCGGGCTGGCGGGGGCTCTGCTGGGCGGGCGATCTCGGGCTTCTCTGCGCGGTGGCGGCGTCGGATGATGGGGCGGGCGCGGTCGGGCTGTCGGCGGATGCGGGGAGCTGGACGCGCCACCCCGCCGCGGGCCCCGAGAGCTGGTCGGCGGTGGCGCGCGGGCGGGGCGTCTTCGTCGCGGTGGCCGAGGCGGGCGAGGGGCCGCGGGTGATGACCTCGGCCGACGGGCGGGTCTGGACGGGGCGGGCGGCGCCGGCGCGCGGCTGGTCGGGGATCGCGTTCTCGCCCGAACTCGGGCTCTTTGCCGCCGTGGCGCGGGGCGGGAACGGCAACCGGGTGATGACCTCGGCCGACGGCATCGACTGGACGCTGCGCTCGACCGAGGCGCTGGCCTGGCGCGGGGTGGTCTGGGCGGCCG